ATCACACCAGAAGAGGGACAGCGTTGGCATTACATTCAAACAATGTCAGGAGACCAGACCGACGGCTACAGCGGAATCCCCGGTATCGGAGTCAAACGTGCAGCAGCATTACTTGACAAAGAAGGCTGTACGTGGGATACTGTAGTCAAGGCATACGAGTCCAAAGGATTGTCGGAAGACGATGCTTTGTTAAATGCTCGCCTGGCTAAGATACTTCACCACGAACATTATGACTCCGAACAACGACGAATCATTTACTGGACTCCCACCGATGCCCGTAACGGAAATGACAATGGAGCAGGACTTCCAACTGAGACGGTTGGAGGATCTGCTGCCTAAAGCTAATAAAGAAGACATTATTACTATTTTTATGGCGCTTCAACGCCAAAACTTTGCACTTACAAATACAGTTAAACAGCTATTGAAAGAATGGCCCACTCCCCAGAATACTACCGCCGCGGAACCATCGAAGTATGGGACTTTATTCGTGATCAAGAATTATCCTACCACCTAGGTAATGCTGTAAAGTATATTTGCCGTGCGGGATATAAAGACAATTATGTCGAAGACTTAGAAAAAGCAATCCACTACCTTACTAACGAACTAAAATATGTCACTGCTCAGCAACCAAGCAATCGAGTTTCGACAAGCGTACAAGATACCCAACTCTTTGAGTGGCCGAACTCGTCAGAAGAATTTGATCGTTGAGGAATTTAAGGAGTTTATTGAAGCAGATTACAATATGGCTATGATGGACATCAGTAGCCGTGCTGACTGTTTGAAAGAACTAGCTGATCTAGTATATGTCTGTGCTCAATACGCTGAGAACATGGACTGGGATCTAGAACAAGCTCTACGTAGGGTCCACCGTTCCAATATGTCAAAACTTGGAGATGATGGAAAACCTATCTACCGTGAAGACGGTAAAGTCCTAAAGGGACCAAATTATCAACCACCCAACCTGTCTGATTTAGTTTAATATGAAAACTGACCTTGTTGCCCGTACAGGGCGCGTACAATCTTGGATTGATGATCCAACCTCCCGTTTGCCTGTCTCCTGTACAGTATTTGTTGTAGAGAATGAGATGGAGGGACCAAATGGCATTGAAGCCAGTTGGCGCTTTGCCTCTCACGCTCTACGCTACGGCGCAGGGTGTGCAATCCACCTGTCAAAACTTGACCCCAAAAATCATGAACGTCCATCTGGTGTTACCGCTAGTGGACCGGTAAGTTTTGGTAAAATTTACTCAACACTAAATGAAATTCTTCGTAGAGGCGGAGTATACAAAAACGGTGCTATTGTGTTGCATATCGACATGGAGCATCCTGATTGTCTTGAGTTTGTACAAGCATCACGTCAAGAACTCCCCTGGGTTAAGCGATGCGTCAATATCACCGATGATTGGTGGAAGGCGTGCTCTTTTAAAGAGGAACTTTTGTATGCCATTAAGTCTGGTGACGTGTGGCTCAACAAAGTAAAATACGACAAAGATGGCAACCGAATCTATGGTAATGTATGTCTCGAAGTTTATTTACCTAGTCGTGGCACTTGCTTGCTTCAGCATATTAACCTTGGCGCTGCTACTGTGGGTAATCTTGAGTCTGCCTTTGTAGACGGCATGACACAGCTCTGTGAGCTTCATGCAAAGACAAATGTAGATGCTTCCGGTGAGTACCTCTCACCAGACATTGACCGTCAAGTTGGTCTTGGTATGCTTGGTCTTGCTAACATGCTGCGACGCTACAATGTGTCGTATAAAGAGTTTGGCCAGGGTCTTGAGGACATGCTCGCCGGCAGGCTGAGCGCCAGTGCCGGGTATGCCCTCGCAGACGTCTTTAGGACCGCCGTGGAGGCCGCTGCAGAGGTGGCTAGGGCTCATGGTATGGTCCGGGCCTTTGCCGTGGCTCCTACGGCCTCCTGCAGCTACCGATACACTGACCTTGATGGATTTACTACAACTCCTGAAATCGCACCTCCTATTGCGCGACACGTTGATAGGGATAGTGGTACATTTGGCGTTGAGTCTTATGACTACGGTGACGTAGAAATCGCCAGCGAAGTTGGCTGGCAAGATTATAAAAAAGTAGCAGACGGGCTTATCGCTCTGCTTAACAATACGGGACTTCTTCACGGATACTCATTCAACTCATGGAGTGATATGGTAACCTACGACAATGCGTTCGTGGAAGAGTGGTTGGCATCGCCTCAAACCTCCCTTTACTACTCTTTGCAGGTAATGGGTGACACTCAGGACAAGAGCAACGTTTATGCTGCTCTCGATGATGCTGATGTGGACAATTACCTGGAAGAACTTCTATCCAATGCTCCTGATTGTAATTGCGGCGAATGAACCCATACGACAAACTCCTTAATCGAAAGCGCACCTGGCAACCAGTTCAGACAGAAGCTGGTAAAGTAAAAGAGGGTGCAGAAGAAACAATATACCGTGCGCTGGCTATCCGGCACATGGAACTCCCAGTTGGCGACTTTATCAAAGATGCTCTCAAGAATGATGTACCGGAAGCGGCTCGTAATCTACTCCTATCCAACATCCAGGACGAGGAGAAGCACGACCTTGCACTTGGTTACATCGCCAATTCTCTCGGGGTTGATGAGACTGCTGAAGCAGAAGCGCTCAAACTCCGAGACGCCTGGAATGCTCATCCAGATCACACGATCCTCAAAGCAATGGTTGCCGAGCGTGCAATTTTCTTTGTGCTCCTCCCATTCTTCAGATTTAACGGTGATGCTGGCCTGCGAACAGTTTCTGCCGACATCAGCCGAGACGAACAAGTCCACGTCGCATGTAACTCACTGGTCTCACGAGAACTGGGCTTGACAATCTCGCCTTCTCTTGATAAGCTACGTAAGGCGACGATCAACTGGATCATGCAGCCCCTTGGTAAAAGTGACGATAAATATTTGGACAAAAAATTTTGGCTGGATCAAAGCGACTCCCTGATGTATGCAGGGAAAGCAGAAGGCCTTCTAGAAACACAGCGGGCACGTATGCCTGCATTCTTTGAACACTCCAATGTCAATCTCCCTCAATACGCTTGAAGCATACGGCATGACTGTAAAGTCTATGCTTGCTCAAGCTGATGAAACATTTCCACCCATCAACCCTGGCCCTGGAGATAGTATGTCTACTATCATGTACAGAGCTGGACAACGCTCAGTAATTGAGTGGTTAAACCAACGTCTTAAAGAAGAAGAACTTTAACTATGGCAAACGAAAGAGCCAAAGAAAATGAAAGACTATTTGCACAAGCTGCTGCTATCTATGGTCAAATGGGTATGGGTGTACCGACTTTCACCGGTAAAGGTGGAGGTGGTAGACGCACTGCATTCCTGCAACAAGTAATCCAACAGGGTAATACTCTGCTTTCTCAATACCGTCAACGTCAGTTGCAACAACAGATGGCAACTGCTATGAGAGCTACTCCATCTGCACCACAACGCTCTGTACCACGTACTCTGCAAGCTACTCTTGGTCAAGCTGAATCTGGTGTTCGTGGACGACGTTCTCGTCAACAACTACGGATGCAAGAACAAGGCATCCGAGCAGCCAACCAACTACAAGCTGGTCCCTATCTTGGTCCCCAGGGTAGTCCCACATCTACACCTTACGGTTCATCTATTAACTTAGCATAATGCACGCAAGCTCTAGATACAATCAACTGACTACTTACCGTACACAGTTTCTAGACGAAGCGGTTGAGTGTGCCCGTTTAACACTCCCTTACCTTATTACAAACGACGAAAGCCGACCTACTTACAGGAATATTAGAACACCTTGGCAAAGCGTAGGTGCGAAGTGTGTGGTAACTTTAGCAAGTAAACTTATGCTTGCATTGCTACCTCCACAGACCACGTTCTTTAAGTTCCAGATTCGTGACGACAAGCTTGGCGAAGAGCTGCCAGCAGAGGTACGATCTGAACTTGATCTAAGCTTTGCTAAGATGGAACGCATGGTGATGGACAGCATCGCTGCATCCAGTGATCGTGTAACGGTCCACCAAGCTATCAAGCATCTTGTTGTAGGCGGTAACGCTCTGCTGTTTATGGGTAAGGATGGTGTCAAGCACTATCCACTCAACCGTTATGTCGTAGACAGAGACGGCAACGGTAACGTCGTAGAGATTGTTACAAAAGAATTAATTCATGAGGATTTGCTGCCTCAAGATTTTATCAAAAAAATTAATCAGCAAAACATGGATGGAGATTCTGGAAAAGACTCCTACGAAAAAGACTGTGAAGTCTACACTCACATTCGATTGGATGGTAACAGGTGGGTATGGCATCAAGAAGTCCATAACACTGTTATCCCTGGTAGCCAAAGTAAAGCTCCTAAGGATGCTAACCCCTGGCTGGTCCTGAGGTTCAATACAGTTGACGGTGAGAGCTATGGTCGTGGACGAGTCGGTGAGTTCCTTGGAGACTTCAAGTCACTTGACGCACTGTCACAAGCCCTGGTCGAGGGCAGCGCTGCAGCTGCTAAGGTAGTGTTCGTGGTCAGCCCCAGCAGCACCACTAAGCCTCAGTCCCTTGCGGCTGCCGGCAACGGTGCTATCATCCAAGGCAGACCCGATGACATTGGTGTTGTGCAGGTTGGCAAACAAGCTGACTTTGCTACAGCAGCAAATATGATCCAATCGTATGAACGTCGTTTGCTTGAGGCATTCCTTGTTATGAATCCTCGCAACGCAGAACGCGTTACAGCAGAAGAGATCAGGCTCACACAACTCGAACTTGAATCCCAACTCGGGGGACTATTCTCCCTTCTTACTGTAGAGTTCCTTGTACCATACCTCAACCGAAAGCTCCTGGTTCTACAACGAACTGGCGAGCTACCACGTTACCCCAAAGATATTGTTAACCCGACTATTGTTGCTGGCATTAACAGTCTTGGTCGTGGTCAGGATAGGGAATCGTTGACGATGTTCCTTGGCACTGTTGCACAGACTCTTGGACCTGAAGCACTGCTGCAGTTTGTTAACCCAGATGAGGCTATCAAACGGCTTGCAGCTGCACAAGGTATTGATGTTCTCAACCTTGTCAAGTCAATGGATCAGATGCAGCAAGAACAGATGGCTGCACAGCAACAGCAGGAGCAGATGGCTCTCGCTAATCAAGCTGGACAGATTCTCAAATCACCTTTGATGGACCCCACTAAAAATGCCGACCTCCAAGCGCCGCCCCCCGGTGAAGAACTCGCAGCCCCAGAAGGAGCCCCAGAGTAAAACCATCCGGGATGCTGACGGTAAAGTAGATTTTAATTATACCGTAACCACACCACCTAATGTCTAACACCTTTCAATACGACGGAAGTGTCTCCGCCGAAGAATCACAAGCAGTCGAAGCCGATCAACAAGAATCTCTTGAGATTGGCAACGCTCTTGAAGCACAACAGCAGCAACTGCTAGCTGGTAAATACAAGTCAGCTCAGGAGCTGGAGCAAGGATACCTTGAACTCCAGAAGATGGTTGGTCAGAATCAACCCCAAACCCAAGCTGAACCAACTGTAAGTGATAAACTTGCTGATGCCTTTGAGTCATATTCTTCCCAGAAAAATTTTGACGCATCTGCGTTTGAAGATATTTCTAAAGAGGATCTGATCAAAGCCTTCTTTGAAAACTCAGAGGAGGTTTCCCAGCAAGCTGACACAGATGAAGGAGATTTGTCACAGTCTCAGATTGATGACATGATGGGCAGGGTAGGTGGTAAGGAACAGTACCAACAGATGATGAACTGGGCTGTTCAAAACCTACCCGAGTCTGACATCAAAACCTTTGATGCTATTATTGACTCAGCTGATCCTTCTCAAATCGCTATGGCTGTAGATGCTGTAGCAAAACGATTTGTTGATGCAAACGGTCAAGAGGGTACAACCCTTCAAGGCCGTGCTCCTGCAAGCAACAACATGTATCGTAGTCAAGCAGAGTTGCTCAAGGATATGAACGACCCTCGCTATGACAACGACCCAGCTTACCGTAACGATGTTATGACTAAGCTGGCTAATTCACCAGAACTTCAATTTTAAAATTTAATGGCAGCTACTATCGCACTACAACGTCCCAAGAATATTTGGGACACCTACGTTGAGTGGGTTAGCAGCACTGAGAACCGGCTATATGTAGGGCACTTCGGTGTCCTCATGGTGCCTTGTCTACTGGCAGCTACCACTTGCTTTATTATCGCATTCATCGCAGCACCACCTGTTGATATTGATGGAATCAGAGAACCAGTCGCAGGATCCCTCCTGTACGGAAACAACATTATCTCTGGAGCGGTCGTCCCCTCCAGCAACGCAATCGGACTACATCTCTACCCAATCTGGGAAGCAGCCTCTCTCGACGAATGGCTGTACAACGGAGGACCATATCAACTTGTGGTGTTCCACTTTCTCATCGGTGTCTTCTCTTACATGGGACGCGAATGGGAACTTAGTTATAGATTGGGAATGAGGCCCTGGATCTTTGTCGCATATTCTGCACCTGTTGCTGCGGCTACGGCCGTATTCTTGGTATACCCCTTCGGTCAAGGATCATTCAGTGACGGTATGCCACTTGGTATTTCAGGTACCTTCAACTATATGTTCGTCTTCCAAGCGGAACACAACATCCTTATGCACCCCTTCCACATGTTGGGAGTCGCTGGTGTGTTTGGTGGTAGCTTGTTTTCTGCTATGCACGGCTCTCTTGTCACCAGTTCGCTGGTTCGTGAAACAACTGAAACGGTAAGTCAAAACTATGGTTATAAGTTTGGTCAAGAAGAAGAGACTTATAACATTGTAGCTGCTCATGGATACTTTGGTCGTCTGATCTTCCAATATGCAAGTTTCAATAATTCACGTAGCCTTCACTTCTTCCTTGCTGCTTGGCCTGTTGTTGGTATTTGGTTCACTGCTCTGGGCGTTTCGACCATGGCTTTTAATCTTAATGGCTTCAACTTTAACCAAAGCATCATCACTCCTTCGGGTCAGGTGATCAATACCTGGGCTGATATTCTCAACCGAGCTGGTCTCGGTATGGAAGTAATGCACGAACGTAACGCTCACAACTTCCCGCTTGACTTGGCTGCTGCTGAGTCCACTCCCATTGCTCTTACTGCACCATCTATCGGTTAATGAACGACACCCAAATCTGGCCTACTGAACCCCGTATGTACATCGACGAAAACTCTATCCCCCACAACGAGCGTGCTGAGCGTCTTAACGGACGTTTGGCAATGCTGGGAGTCATCGCTGCGATCGGCTCCTATGCTGTAACCGGTCAACTTATTCCAGGATTCTGGTAATGGCTAAACAAGGATTGTATGCAAACATCCACGCCAAGCGCGAACGTATCGCAAAAGGTAGTGGTGAAAAAATGAGGAAGCCTGGGAGCAAAGGTGCTCCTACGGCAGCCAACTTCAAACGATCTGCAAAAACTGCTAAGAAAAAAAATGCCTAAAGTTGGTGGTAAAAAATATCCCTACACTGCAGCGGGGATGAAAGCTGCAGCATCCGCTAAAAAAAATCTAATTACAACAACAAAAAGAAATGAAAAACACCCTTCTCTTTATCTCTACTCTCGCCTTCGCTGCTCCTGCAGTTGCTGGTGCTTACGTCAATGTTGAAGCCAACCAAGGTTGGTCTGGTGAAGACTATCAAGGTGCTCTCCTTGAGACCCATGTGGGTTATGAGAACGCTCTTGGCGAAAGCTCCAGCTGGTATATTCAGGGCGGACCTGCTGTGTCCTTCCCGGATGATGCTGAGCAAGTCGGCAAAGCTTCTGGTAAAGTCGGCCTGAGTGTCGGTGTTACTAAGCGTCTCTCCGCCTATGGCGAAGTCTCTGCTATCACTACCGAGGGTCTCGAAATCGAAGAGCTCGGAGTTGGGACCAAAGCTGGGTTTAAGTATTCTTTCTAAGTAACGTACGTTCATCTAACATGGAAGAAAGCATCTACGAGCTACAATTTACAGTCACCTCTTTACGGATGCTGCACAAGGCTGTTACCTTCGCTCACGACAAGTGGGCAGGAGGTGATCCTGTGGAGCAAGAATATTATAAATACCTTAAAGATAGTCTGCAACGTGTACTCTTAGAGGAGACTTTC